TTCACCCAATCAACCTAACCAACGTGTCGTACTTGGCGTTACTGTTTTTGGCGTGTTGGGTGAAGGTGTAGACGCGGCCAACTATGTACCCACGTTTCCGTGGCTTACGAACCGTATGCACGGCATAGTTGTAGCCCCAACCCTCACGCAACGTGTCGTTGGCTTGATCGTGAACCTTCTTGGTGAGGGCTTCAATCTCTGCCAACACGCTTGGGCCAGTCAGAATCTCCGACAGGGCATCCTTGTCGATGCGATACCCCGACCTGCCCCTAGCCATTACGGTGTTCCGGTGCCAAGAGTGGCAATCGAATCCACCACAGGAACAAGATCGTAGTAGTAGTCATCGTCGGCAAGACAGATGGAGTACGCCTGACGACCGTAATGCCCGGACAACCGGAACGGACGCAGCCGCGCCTTCTGCGACTTTGACAACCACGGCCCAGTTGTAGTGACCTGCTCCGTGTTCAACATGACCGTTGTCACTTCACGCTGCTGGTAGTAGCCGCCAGCTTTGTAATCCGCAGTGGTGGTGGCGGGTTTCAGTAACACCGCCACCACCACATCGGCTACCACGCGGACGACCTCGCCCGGAACCGGATCGGGCCGACCACCAATGTAGGCGGCAACCAGATCGGATGCGGTTTCCAGCAGATTATCGACGTTCTCTGTAGCCGACACAGGTCGGCCCAAAGCAACTTCGACATCGCCTAACGAGGCCAATGCCATGAGTGGCTACGCTTTGGCCGGAGCCGGAGCCGGTGCGCCGGAAGTGAACTTCACGAACGCCGCAGGATCGTTGACCAGGACGCCGTACTCGGCTTCTGCGAGGATCGCCACCAGGTTGTTCTCGAACAGCGACACCAGTTTGCCGCCGATGGTGACGGTTGACTCGGTGGACACCTTGTAGGTGATACCACCAACGGCACCCCACACGATCTGCTCCCAATCACCGCCGTACCCGACGATGTTGCTGTGTGCGACGTTGTCACCGAGGAACGCAGGACGACCGATCAGGCGACCCGGCGTGACAGCGGCGGTGGTTTCGGCCAGTGGAGTCTCCACGAACAGCGGTCGCCCGTTCTTGTCGGTGGCACCCAGCAGCAGCGGCTCCGCGATACGGTCGAACGCGAATCCGGTGAGCTTCTTGCCGGTGGCGACAAGCTGGGTCAAACCAGCTACAACGTCACCGAACACGCCGCCCTTCTCGGCGGTGGCGGTACCAACGGCGACAGCCAGCGTGGTGGCATCGACGTTGTCCGTGAACGGGCTGTTGGTTCCGTGCAGGACGGCGGCATCGAACGCAACAGCGAACGCCTCCGCAATGTCGTCGCGCAGAACTTCCATGTAGCTGCCCGGATTGGCCCGGACGACCTCGGCAGACACGACGCTGATCGCCGCGATCTTGTGAGGCTTGATCGACTTGAGTGCCAGCCCGGACTCGGTGGTCGGCTTCTTGGCACCTTCCGACACCCAGGCGGCAGATGCCTTGGCGGTGGACACCGGAATCTCTTGCCCGTTGATACCCAACGGAATCTCACGTGCAAGCTGCTGCACGGTTGAACGCTTGCGGGTCTGGGCGAAGTACGCCTGAGCAATCTCCGGGCGCAGGAAACCAGCGAAGTCTGCGCTGGTCGTTGCGTCGGCTTGAGGGTGGATAGGTTGTGCGACCATGATTGGCCTTTCGTGTTTGTTCGGTTATCGGATACCGAGCTTGCGTTTCAGTGCACCTTCAAGGTCATCACTGTTCAACGCCGGGACGCTCGGGTTACGGCCTTCTTGTGGCACATACAGCCCACCGTTAGTGGGGGGCGTTCGCTCTGCTAGTCGCTCGGCTTGCTTGGTCAGGGTGTCCTCGTCCATCCCGGTGAGGAACAGGTCAACATCTTCGTCGGTGAGGCCGAAGCGTGATGCAACCTTCCACCGCAGCAGTTCTGCCAGAGCTTGGTCACGTTCCGCGACGGCTTTGGTCAGTTCGGCGGTGATGCGTTCCTCATTGGTTAGTTGAGCGGCCTTGAGAGTGTCCAGTTCCACACGGGCTGCAACATTCTCTTTGGCCTTCTTCTCCTGTTCCCGCGCCTTCTGCTTCCAGAACTCCACCGTTTCGGTCGGCTTGGTCACGTCGGGCTGCTCCGGGGTGTCCGTTACGGCTACCTCGGCTGTGCCTACTTCTTCGTCGGCCATTCTTTTCGTTCTCCCGTTTCGGGTTTGCTTGAACCCGTTTCGGGCTAAGCGGTTTCACCACGATCTGCGGTGAAGTCTAGCGGTCCTCCACCGCAACGCAATTGCAGTTGTCATGCCAACCTGCAATAGCGGCTTCTGCGGACTCCTCGGAGGCATATACGAATCCCCGGCTGCCAAGCATTGTGCAGAAGTCGCAGCAGTCCGGGGCGGCCATGACCTGCCACTTTGATCCTGTGGCTCGGGTGTTCAGGATGGTGGTGGCCCTTGCCCCGTCGAACACGGATCGTTGCAAGGAACCTGACAGTAGGGCGAGTCCTGTGACGGCGGTGCCCACGTTCAACGCCCATTCGACAGAGTTGGTGAGCCGTTCCTCGTCCAGCGGGTCGGCTGGTTCTGCGCTGTAGTCCGATTCCGGGTCGGCTTCATCGAACCATTCGGCTGCCATATCTGCGGCAAGCTGGTGGTAGGGGTCAACGATGCCGGGGTAGCCCTCCAACATGGTTTGCCGGAAGCTCTCGCTGTTCTCTGCAACGAACCACAGATCGTCTAGGTCTTTCTGTGCCTCACCGTTCAGGCGTTTCAACAGCCAACGCCGTTCAGCCGGTCGTACCCGCGCCACCCGTTGCCCTCACTGCCCGTAACGCTGTCACTGCTTGGCCGACCGTTGATCTGCGGCGGTCTGCTTTGGCGCGTTCAATGTCTGTCCGATCCCAACCCATCTTCTCCAACACCACATCGGATTCTGCCACCCACGGCAGGACAGCGACGGTCTTTGCCATAGCGTCGGCTGCGGAAGCCTTCGATGGGGTGGACGGATCACGCCACACCGCTTTCATGTTGCGCCATTCCGGGGGTAGTTCAGTCAGACCGTCACGCAGCATCAGGGCGTTTTGCATGGAACGCACCCAACCAAGGCTGAACACCCGGTTTGCGTTCTCTGCTTCGATGACAAGTTCTTCTTTTGCGGCGTAGATTGCTTCTGCGCTGCTCGGGTTGTCCTGCACGATGCCCAAACTTCCCACAGGGATAGAGGTTTCGCCGGAAAACATGGTCGCCCACATGCGTAGCTGCTCCGTGTGGGGCTGCATGGTCATCTGTGGGAACTGGCCGATCTGCGGTTGGAACGATGGGTCAGCGTCATCATCCAAGCCGGGGGGTTCAATGGCGAGGATGCGGCCAAGAATGGCTGACCAGCCACCATCTGCGAACGCATCCGATGGAAGGTTCAACGCCCAACGCTGCGGGGCGGTGTAGAACTCGGCGCTAATCTCAGCCCGAACCACCGTCCGTAGGGCTGAATCGGTAAGGGACATAACAGCCCTTGAGATGCGGGACGAGCCGAACGGTCGCATCGGTGTCGGATTGAAGATCAGCGGCTCGACAGGGACACGACCCAAGTTGTGGGGGCGTTGTTCCACTTGCCAGTTGGTGCCATACCCGTAATCGCGTTGCATGATGACCACCCGGTCAGGGAAGTACATCACCATGTAGGTGGGTTGGTTGTCTTTGTCGCGTTCCACGATGGACAGGGCTGACCGCAATGACCGCAGCCGTTCATCCCATATCCCGGTTGCGTCTAATGCCGACTTCACCAGCATCAACACAGGTGGTTCGCCCTGGCTGGTGTCACCGAGGATGGTGCAGATGAACGCACACGCATGGATCATGGCCGACGAGTGAGCCATGTTCGCTTCCATGGTCATGCGGTTGTCGGCCCACACGTCGTTAATGCCCAAGCTGTCGCCAGCATCTTGGATACCTGGGACTACGAAGCCGTCGAGGTTGCAGCGTTTCGACAAAACATCAACAGCTTTGGCAGGCCAACCCAGCACGGCATCAAAGTTGCGGAACTTTGGTGGGATCGCAATGTTCAGGTCACGCAGCGAATACTTCGCTTCGTAGTATGTGCAGCGGATTGCGTTCCTGTTGGTCTTTCGTTCCAACTGGTTTAACAGTTCCGCTAGGTGCCACTGGTCGTACTCATCCAATGCGGGAACGGTCAGCGTCATCAGAACACCTGAACCCTTCGTTGCTTCGGCGCGGTTGGGCGCGGGTTCTCTGTCGCGCCAAACAGGGCAAGCGTAGCGGCAACAATGGGGTAAATGGCGGCAGTTGGGTCACGTCTGTCCAAGCCCCAACCTCCTGCATCACGGATAGGTCTGCGTCGGGCACCAAGAATAGCGTCGGTCATCTCGTGTTGTGAAGCGTGGGTGAGGGTTCCGGTGTTAATGCGGTTCTCCAACACGCCACACGCCTGCCCCATCATGGGTGCGGTGGTCACTGTGACCCGACATTTCCTGCCCCGCAACTCGGGTACAAGGGATGACGCTGGCGAAACTTGGTCTATCACGATGGGTATGCGCCGCTTGGTGCGTTCCTGCAGCCAGTCAATCGCCATTTTAGGGTCAACGCCCGACCAAACTTGTTCGATGTGGGCTTGGTCGCCGCGTATCCAACACGCTGCAATGGATATGTCCCTGCCGTGACTCATATCGACACCGATAGCGTTGGGGCGTTCACCGTTCTCCGGGCCAGGGTCAGCCATATCGCGCCACTGTTGCATCGTGACCAGCGGTTTGTGTCGGGCAACTTCATCCCATATACCCAAACGTTCCTTGACGAACTGTTCGTCAGACATTGAAACGAGTTCGTTGGCGACAGCATCGTGTGAGATGCGCGTACCGAACGCAGGATTCGCTTTCGCCCACGTTTCTGGCTGGTCAATGGGGTCATCGCGGTCAGCCGACCACTCAAGGTAGGCGATCCGTGGCTCTGTGCCCTCCATGCCAAGGGTTCTCATGCGCTCAAACACTTCACCGTCATCACTTTCGGTGGGTGGAGTGCCAAGCAGCCACGCTTGCGGGTTGGGTCGGGCTGACATTGTGGGCAGAATGGCCGACCA